GAACTCCTTTATTATCAGAGAGAACGTCTGGAAGACGACGCTTTCGACCAAAATGAGAATAGATACTCCCATTTTTCAGTATGAGTTTCTTTTGTGATTCAATCCACTCTTCAAGTTTCCAGAAGGCACTAAAGTATTCTTTAATTACTTGACGCGCTTCGTCTACAGACATCTTTCCACCATCTTTCGTAACCTGTTCAGCAATCTTATGCGGGCCTGCGCCATACATAATACCGAAAGTTACAGCTTTCGCAGCCTGACGATAGGTGGAATACTTCTCTGCAACCTCTTCAATTGGGCAGTCGAGTCGAAATACTTTATGTGCAATTGTAGAGTGGAAGTTTCCGCCGGAACGGAACACGTCCTGCAACTCGATATCATCTGCAAGAACAGCGGCGACATATACTTCGGCAGTCGTCAAGTCCATCGCAACAATCTTATGTCCTGGGGAAGCGTGAATGCAACCTTTGACAATTGGGTCGTCACGAGGAATCTGCTGCATATTCAGTTTTCCACTCGATGAGAGGCGTCCTGAGGTTGTTCCGTGCAGATTAAAGTTGGTCCGTAAGTGACCGTCTCTATCGAGCTGAGGAATAATTTTATCAAGATATGTATTCTTGATTTTAGTCTTTTTGCGAACGTCGAGAATCAAACGAGGAATCTCGTGCTGTAGCGATAATTTTTCTAATACTTCCGAGTTTGTTGAGTGCTCTCCCTTTTCAGTTTTGATACCAGTAGGTTCAAGATTTGCAAAGTCAAAAAGCAACTTACGAAGCTGAATGACACTGTTGGGGTTAAACTCCTTACCTTCGGCTTGTTGAAAGGCTACTACAGCTTCGTGAGCCTGGAGATTCTCTACTGCTTTTGTAATCTCTTCGAGCATCAGATCTTGACCGGCAAGCAGTCGATCACGGCTAAAAGGTACTCCAGCGTCTTGAACGTCCATTAAAAATCTACAAGCTGGAAGAAGAATGTTTCTATACACTCTCATCAGATTGGGATTTCCCTTCTTCAGAGCTTTCTCGAACTTCTCAAACAGCATAAATGTAGCGCAGGCATCAATTGCGGCATAAGTCTTCATTACTTCAAAGGGAATCCACTCCCACTTAAAGTCATCTTTCAGTACACCGTGAGTCTTTCGATACTCTTCCATCCACTGATACATTGGCTTTTCATAATCACCATAGTCTGTATACTTCATAGCGAGCATCTTCAGACCGTGAGTGCCTGGATTCTCGTCAATCATATAGTGCATGAGCATTGTATCTTCAAAGGCTTTGAGCTTTACATTGAAATGATACTCAAACATCGGAATGTCGAACTTCGCGTTATGGAATACCATTCGCTTCTTGTCGAACATCTCCTGCATCTTCTCTTCTACTTCATCGTCAATAACGTCAGCGTTAATATAGCATCCACTATCCGGCTGCCCACAAAGGGAAATGCCAAGAATATGACCATTACGGGGATATAGACCAGTAGTTTCGGAGTCAATCCCGATAAAATCGTAGGGTGAGTCAATGCAGCTCTGTATATACGCCAGAGTCTCGTCTTTTGTATCAATCCCAACAAACTTCTCATCATTGATGTCTGCCTTCTTTTTTGTGCCTGCAATGTATCCTAGAATATTATTCTTGGCATCATCCCAGGTCTTCTTGGCTTCAGGCTTAAATGCAAGCATTGCTGGATTGATTGTAGGAAGAAACTTGTCATCTACAATCGTACCGGCATATTGCATTACCTGAGTAACCTTTGTGTAGAACTTGAGCGGTTCTGAGCCAATGAGAATTACCCACTCATAGGCATCGGGGTCAAACTCCAAATCTACATCTTTCTTTAGCACTTTTGCAAGATTGGGGTCTGAAGTAAGAGAGAAACGATCGAACTCGAACTCATTATCGAAGAGTCGAACATAGTCGTTTCTACTTGGTTTTGTTTCAATCACGGCTACACTAGCCATAGAGCTTTCTCCGTAGTCCTGTTACTTGTGGCTGTGCGAGGGAACCAGGGTCACCAGATCTTAGACTGATTACCCGCACAGGAAAATCTTTAGCGAGTTTCTTGACGTGTTCGGCGGCTTGCTCTCCTGCTTGGTCTGCATCAAACAGAAGGTCAAGCCCCGTCACGCCAGAAATTTTGAGATAATTAAACTTTGTTTCATTAAAATTTTTTACACCAAAACAACAGATGGCGTTGTCAAGTCCTTTGTCATGCAGATTGAGCATATCAAATATACCTTCCACGAGAATGACACGCCCCTGAAGTGGGCGAACTTGTGGAAACAGAGGTAACTTGACCCCGCTTGGGTAGAACATATACTTATTATCGAGTGTTCCCATCTCATCTCGTCCCTGGAAACATACAATCCTACCGCTTGCATCTGTAATTGGGAAGTTGATTCTACCAATAAAGTGGGTATCATGATGCCGAAATGCGTTAAACTTTCGATAGGTTTCTGGTTTGATATCTCTCCAGTTTCCTAAATACGGCATGTAGTTATCAGGCATTGACAGTCCTACTCCTGAAGAACGTATATTAGACAATAATCTTTTCAGTTTTTCCCGTCGTATTTCTGTCTCGCTGTAATCTACATTGTAATGTCGAAAGAGACTACCCTTGTAGCCACAAGAGAAGCAGTGAAAGACACCCAGCACTTTATCAATTCTCATACTTGGGTTTCGATCTTCGTGTTCTGGATTAAGGCACTTAATCAGCACATCCTTGCCGGACAGCCGATAGTAAATACCTCTCTCTTCAAGTAGGTCTATGACTGCACTCACCAGTTATGCACCACGTTTGCCATTATGAAAAAGCACGTAGCAAAATTAACGCCCACAATAAGAGTGCGTAGCATTGCAACATAGTTATCGTAAGGTTCCGTTTTGTCATCAGAGAATCCACCTAAAGCATATTTCCAGATAGTCCAGAATTTTTTCATAGCTCGTATACTTCCTCAGAAGGACCGTCATCATCCTTTGGCACATATCCTGTTTCAGGACCGATACGAAGAGATGCCCAATCCATCGTAGAAGTAAAACTTACTTCGTCACTGTTTCTCATTTTTGCACAATTGAAGCTAATAATATTATCTTCTTTATTGTGCGCATCAAGAGTAAACGCCGCATCTGCGGCATCAAGTATACCCTTAGCAAATCGAGCTTCACCTAAAGCATCAATTTGGTAAGGAGATACCATTACTACACCATAGTCTTGTGCGTAAGTCTTCAAAGCCTTACTTACTTCAATCTGTTCTGTCCAGTCATACTGACCCATACGACTGTTGCCAAAAGCAGAACGCTTGACCTGGTTAATATAATCTACAACCACAATGCGAGGCTGTAGCTTTGCAACTTTCTTATCCAACTCTGTGCGAATATTTGCGAGAGTCAAAGAAGGTGTATAGACAATATCGAGCTGCTTCTCACGCAAAGGTTTTGCAGTAAGCTCACCATGATACATGTCAAAGTCTCGATGCGAGAGATAGCGAGAAAAAGCTCTCTCACCATCCTCGAATCTTTCAGACCACCAACGAGCGACCTGTTCCCACTCACCTACGGAGAGGTTTCGATTACGAATGGCGGCGGCAGGAACTCCCGTAGATATAGAACAGCAACGCTGCATAATGCTACGAGCGGTCATCTCGATGGTAAAGTAGATTACAGAGTTGCCTTGCTCATAAGCATTTGATGCGATATTTGCACACGTAATTGATTTACCTGCACCACGCTTACCACCTACAAGTACAAAATCGGACGGGCCAAAGGATTGAAGTCGATCGAAGTCGATATTCAAACCAAGAGGAACAAACCTATCAAGCTCTTCTTGAGGCTCGAACAGTTCCATTTTTCTCATATTTGTACTGGTATCTTTGAGTTCTACCTTCTCTTCAAGGTCAAGAACAATACTTTGTAGATGCTCAATATTTTCCTGAGCAGACTCCATTGCGATTGAGTCGGAGAGATACTTCTCCAACTGATTCATAATCTCAATCTGAGTGTATTCGTTCTTTAGATATTCGAGAAGCGTTGCTCCCTCAATCTCCATATCCTCGACTTTTTCAAGCGCAATGAAACGGTCACGAAGGGTTGCATCTCGGACTGCGAGACGTAGATCGTCAAAGGTCGGAAGTATACTATGATCTTCTACATACTTATTAAGATAAGTCCATATAGAAGAATACTCGGCTGGAAAGTAGTGCTTCTGGGAGTTCGACCAAGTGTCCATATCGCAATTCGCGATAATGGTCTTGAGTAGAACAGATGCCAGATTCACTTAGTTTCTCCGTAATAAACTTTTAGCGATAAAAAGCCGGAGCAAGACCGAAGTCTCACCCCAGCTCGGGGGGAAACGGATTAGCCCGCAGCCTTGGCTGCTTTTGCCGCTCCGTCGTAGTTAGAAGCCGTCAAGCCACGACGAGTCAACATCGTCTTGACGCCACGAGCAGTTTTACCAATCTGCTCTGCGATTTCTTCAACAGTCATCGCTGCAACATCGACACCTTCGAGTGGGTCGACTTTAGCACTTGCCTTGCTCTCTTTCTGAGCAGGAATTGCATCAATAGAACCTTGACGCAACAAAGACAGAGCCTTACCGCGAATTTGGTTCACAGATCGTCCAAGGGCTTCTGCAATATCTTCGAGATATGCACCCGCAGACGCGTGCTTTACAAACTCAGCTTCTTCAGCTTCAGTGAAAGAGCGGGGAGTTTCTACCTTGGGAGTAGGCTTCACATGCTCAGTGAGCTGCATAGAAAGCAACTTGCCCTGAATCTGCTTGGAAGAGAACTCGCCATCTTCAAAAGCTTCAGCGATTTGACCGTAGGTGTATGCACCTGAGTTGTCCGTAACAAAGCTACGGAGAGTGTTTTCTTGTGCTTCGGTGAATGCACGAGAAGTTACAGAAGCAGAGGATTCTACTTCATGACCCATTTTACGCAGCTTAGATGCTACTGAACGGGGTGAGGTTTCGAGCTGATCAGCAGCTTCGACAACCGATGCGTAAGATACTGGTGATTCGCTACCAACAAACTCGGTAAGAGCAGCGGTGCGCTCATCAGTCCACTTTGGAATTGCCATATTAATTTCCTATAAGTTGATTTAGATTAGTGATAATAGAGATTCCACTTTCTCTAGCCTTTTTAGTCTTGGAACTTTCCAGACCGCTCTCATTAACAAGTATTGTTACATCCTTTGTAAGTGATGACTTAACTAAATAGCCTCTACTTGTGAGAGCTTTTTGTGCTTCTGCTTTCGTTTTGAAAGACGTCAGTTTGCCACTG